ATAAGTGGATCGTCATTACGATCTAGATGTTCTACTGACATATCAACTTGATAGTCAATTGGATTTAGAATACCAGTGTTGGCTTCTAGATCATTCATACCATTCATCCACTCTTCGAATGGGCGACGAAGCGACATAGCAGTGTCGTTGACAACTGTGATTGTGAACGGATCAAAGATACGCTCACCTGCCAACTTAACTTCGCGGCCGCGGTATTGAATGATTGTTGGGTTTACTGTTGACGCAGGAAGTGCTGCACCAGTAACTAGTAACGAGTATTCTGTATCCGGTACCGAAGAAACGTAGCCTGGGAATGTTAGAATAACACGGAACTGGTTTGGTCTAGCACCGCCAGCCCCTAGTAACCCTTTAAATTTTGAAATATCCATTTATAAATCTCCTATTTCTATTTAGTCGGGTTATTAGGCGCCAACTTCTGTGAACGATACTGAGGTACGAACCGCAACAAAGTTCAGATAGATGAAGTTAATCGAACGTGCTGGCTTGATGTAGATATCAGCAACAAATTCATTGCGGTCGATAACTTCGCCAGTGTTGTTTGTTTCATCGCAAACAACGCGGAAGTCAAAGATACCACGACGGCCGCGAACGTCACGTAGGAATGGTTCAACCATCGAACGAAACTGTGCGCGACTAAAGACATCGTTGAACTCAAAGAGTTGATACTTGGCCGCAGTTGCGATAGCCTTTTCAAGAACAATGAATAGACGGCGAACATTGATACGGTCGAATGCGCTTGGCTTAGCAAGAAGAGTCTTATCACCGTAAAGTAGAGTGCCTTCACCTGGGAAGGTAGCTACTGGGTTAACACCATTCTTGTAAAGTGTGTCGCGTTCTGTTTGATTTGGTGACCAAACTAACTTAACAATATTCTTGAGTTGACCGCGATTGAAGCCAGCAGGTGACCACCAGGCATCGTTTGTCTGATCTGTGCGGGCGCATAGACCAGCAGTATCAGCATTCAGAGGAACATTGATGTATTCATCATTATAGCGGTCATACTGGCGCTTCCAGCCAGAATCCATGACGGCGTATGAAGTATTACGGTTAATATCATCTTGACGATATTCAACTACATCCGCAGCTTCACTGCCAGCGTTGTTGTATACAGCGGCAAGGGGTGGTGATAGGAATACAACGCAATCTAAACGAGCTAACGCTACGTTATCGATAACGTGAGTTACTACTGCGGCTGCGTGACCACCGGTTAGGACAAGTGAAATATCAACAATTTCTTTGTTTGCAAACAGGCTGTAAGCGTCTTGCAGATCACCAGTTGAGGGCGTAGCAACATTACCACCACGTAAGTCCAAAACTAGCGCGTCTTGGCCAGCGGTTTGACCGTCTTGTTCTGTACCATCAAATGCGGTTGCAGAAGTAGCACCCCAGTTTCTACCCGATGGGTGATTCATCCACCAGATATATTGTGATTGTTGGTTAAGAACTTCCTTGTAGTAGTTGTTTGTACCGTCAGCCAGTTTGTTACCAACCTGCTTAGAAGCAAATGCAAATCTTTCAACTACTGTATTGGTTGCGCCAGAAAAACGACCAAGTGTATCGACAACTACAATGTGTAGTTCGTCATTCGAACAGCCAACCGCAGCGGCCTGGGCACTTGTGCCAGGGGCACCATCAAAGAATGAAGCATATTCCCAGCCAGTGAATGAAGTGGCGTCCGCATATTGAACTTCAAGGCTATTGCCATAAAGACCAGGGTATTTAGCAGCTACATCACCATTCGGGGTGCCACCGTTTGCATAAACGGCTTCATAAACGTCTTGATTGGGAATGAAAACGCCGCTGCCTTCAGAGGTAGCATTCTCTGCGGCTGTGCCCACAGCACGAACAAGCTGCAGGTTGTTGCCATATGCCAAGAAGTTGGCAGCAGTGAACCAGTCGGTAGGGTCTAGTGGTAGACCAAAATACTTGCGAAGTTCATTTTCTGAACCCACGGTAAAAATTTCTCCTACAGGACCCCAGTTGAAGTAACCAGCAAACGCGCCTGCCGAAGTCGATACGGCTGGAATAACGTTTGTTAGATCCTTTTCTGCTACTAGGACACCTGGCGATAATTGAAAAGCCATATTCTTCTCCTCGTTGTAAACTTGACAATATTAACTTGTCGTTTTATGTTTTATGTTTTTATTTATAAAAATGTAAAAGTTACAGTAGCCAACCTTCGCGCCGAGGTTCTTCGTCCTCGGATACTTTCCAAAGATCACCATTTGATACGAAATAGTCTTCTTGAAATCCATTATTTATTGCTCCAAACGGGGTCATGTCCTCTTCAATTTGATCCATCTGGTCCTTATACATTCTTTCTCTGATATCAACATTTGTCATGTCTTTGAAGTATGGATTACTTGTCATCCAAGCTAATAGAACCAGACTCATTACAAGATCATCAAAGTAACCTTCATCTGCCATCCAACTTCCCTGCTTTTCGATGAAAGTAGAGAACTCAGAAATGGTTTCAGCATCAAATACTAATAATTTTTGTTCTTCAAGTAGAGATTTTAGAGCAAAACAACCCTGTCTCTTTACTTGTTTGGTCATTCTAACACCGCGCTGAGTCTTTGTACCAAAACCAGGTGATAGATATTGTTTCAAAGCAGTCTTTACAGTAGTCAGAATATTATCATACTCTAACTCCATATGTAGAATATCGGCCACTTGCTGGCCGATATCATTAATTTCAACAAGAATATATGCCTTGTTGTAGTCGGTACCTACTTTAGCTACGATGTTAGGAAACAACATCGGTGCAATTTTATTATCACGATACTTAGCCACCAATTTGTATGGTGCTTCTGTAACATCCAAAACTGTGAAAGCAGAATAGTCTCCGCCTACACCTCGCGCCGTATCTACACCCATTGCGTAGATATGGCCGTCGATAGGTTCTTCAAAAATATCCAGTCCATCTTTTGCGTGAATAGGATCAATCGAACTCATTGCACCCAAAGTCTTGGCTGAAACGAGAGTGTTACTCGAACCAAGAAACTCGCAAAGAACTTCTTGGTTAAACTTTAGTTCTCCAAGCAAGCGTAGTTGCTCTTCTGCCCAGGCTTCATCTCTACCAGGAATTCTGTGGTAAGGAATAAACATAGGCACAAAGCCGTTGTTTCCTTTTTCAGCCTCGTTCCAGAATTTCCAGAAGTGATTGTAACCGAGGGGAGTAGAAGTCAGAAGAATCTTAGTTGTCTGACCAGCAGAAATCGTAGGATAAACAGAAGCAAAGAATTGTTCTGCGACGGTGTTTGGAATGATGGCGGCCTCATCGATGTATAGCCAGTTAACAGACTTACCACGAATACCAGATGCCGTTGTAGCAGCGGTGAAAATCTTAGAGCCGTTTTCTAGCTCTACGTCACCCTTGTTCCATGTCTTGACGCCCTGTTGCATCCATAGAGGCAAGTGTTCATACATACCCTGATAACGAGCCATAACTTCACGAGCAGCGGCCGTCTTATTGGCCATGATAGCCACGGTCTTGCTGTCTTGAAAGAGAGTATACCAAAGAATACATGCCGCAGAAGTGATAGTCTTACCCTGCTGGCGACCTTCCATGAGAATCGCTTTACGATTATCTAGAATATGTTTTACTTTTTCTTTCTGGCAATCATACAACTTAAATAACTGAAGACCATAATCCAGTGTGACAATCATACAATAATTTTCAATAAAGTAAATAGGATCTTCCTGGCACTTTTCAATTTCTGCCAGCTGTTCGAATGTAAAGTTATGCTTATGACCAATCGGCTTTAAGTTAATATTACCGTGATACGAGGATTCCTCACTCATGTTCTATCACTTTGGCTTTCTCGGCTTTCAATGCCTTAAGTAAATCAGATGTGGAACCAGAAAAGATGATATTGTTTTGTGTATCAATATTCTGTTTCTTTGGTTCTTCTTCTCGCAACTTCTTTTTCTTTGCTTGCAAATCAAGAAGGTCTTTGGCTGCATCACCTGTGGTCTTAATCAACTGACCTACTACTTCATATGCACGAGGACTATCACTAGCTAGAGCGACATTCAACATACCTTCGAGTGCCTGTTGACTGGTACCAATCAAATCGTTTAGTTTTTTTCTTGCGACTAGATAGTCATCTTCGATATCATCGCCAGTGGATATAATTTGAGGTACCAGAGGTTCTTCAACCACTACTGGTAGTTTTTCTTCTTTCGAACTCAGAACTTCATCCATATGTGTGCCAAAAATGGCATCTAATTTATCGTATTGATTATTCGTAGGCTTCATCAAATTGCTCCACATAATTCCAATCGTCTAGATAGGATGCATCATTAGGCGTATAGGTTACTTGATACTTAATTTTTTCCAACGTATCCACACTCGGATTAATGGCCGCATACGTATTAGCAATCGCAGTTTTAATATAACCTTGCATATCAACTGGACCGTAGAAGTTTATACCAAGATTAAAGGTTAGATTCCACACAATAGATTGTCTTTGTGTAAACTCACCTTCGTAATTGTCTTCGTATGAGACATTCTCTAGTATAATTTGTAAATCTCTTTTGATTCCCATTTCTGGAATATCAGTTATGGACACACAAAAATCTGGATTGAAGAACGGTAAAATCTGTTCGATGATTTGAAGACCATCATCTTGATTTTTTGTCACAATAAAAAGAGATATCGATAAAGTATATGGTGTGCTAGTATACTGCACTCTTACTTTATCTGCATCGTCGCCCACACCCACTGCTATATTCTTGGTAAGAATATTCAATTTCTGTTGTGGATTATATTGAAGGCCTGTAATCTCGAACCCAATTCTAGGCAATGTGATTGCAACCGACGCCGGATCGTTTCCAGGTACCGCAGCAACTCTTGCCAGAAACTTATCTTTAGGTCCGTATGCAAGGGGAACGCGAATAGACTGAGCTATTTCACCCGCAGAGTTTTTACGCTCTACGGTTAGTTGATTGAATATCGTTCCAAAAGCAATGATAGCTTTACGAATATGTTGATGATAAAAATGCTGCTTCAAAAACATTATGCCGCTGTCCTTACTTGAACTTCGCCGAATGGGTTGAAGGCGGTAAAGTCTACAAAGCCGGCTGCTTGTGCTTCAAATTCGTTTGTCTGGTCTAGAGGGTCAACGTTTGCTGTGCCGCTCTCTTGTAAGATAATCGAGTCTCCGGTATTTGATAGAACATAATCACCGGACTCCATGATAAGTTGCCACCCAAGATTGTCTTGTGTTTTACCATCGGTAATACTATCAATTTCTTCGATCCCAGTATCAATGGTCTCGGAGCTAAATTCGAATACCTGGCATGACATTCTGTAAGTGTAAATCTTTCCTAACTGGTAGAAAGGATTTAGAAAATCTACGTAGTTGATTTGAAAGAACGTCTTTGTCTTGGGAAAGAACAGTAAATCACCTTCCGCTGGACGCTCTGGCAACTGCAAATTTTCTGCATTTCTACCCACAGATTCTTCCCAGCGGCGTCTAGCAACAACAAACGTTGCGGTAGACCTGAACTCGAAGCCAAACTTTGTTAGTAGCTCACCTTCTCCCTCAAAACCTTCTGTATTTTCAAGATACATTTCCAATGGGTATGCTTGGGTAAAATATGATAGGGCATCTTCATATAGAATTTCGTCTTTGTTACCTATAGTTCTAGGAAGATAGTAAACATCATGTCCATAAATCTTCATGCTTTCGATAACCAGGTCCTCCAACAAACGCTGTTCGTTTGTGGTTCCCGACGTATTTCCTGATTGAAAGTAGAAGTTGGTAGGCACGATAAATTATACCGATGTTATCGTAAAGACTGCACTTGCAACTGCAGGTCTCACATAAGGTGTAGTTTGTGCGGCGGTGTATTCGAGACTAATTCTTTCATGATCGCTTAGAGCAAAGCGCAATTCAATATAATCGTCGGCCTCAATATCGTCAATAATCCATTGTTTAGCAAGTAGTTGATATACTGGGTTTACCAACCCACCACCTCTGATTTGAATCTTAACGGCAGTTTCAGCAATGTCATCGCCATTCTTTGCTAACCAAAGAAAAACATCACGCTCGGCATTACCAGTGCTTTTTACTTGCATTTCTAAAAATACTTTATAAGTACCATCGTTGGAAAGCACAACTCTAGATGGTTGGGCAGATGTGACAGTTACATCATCAGTTAAATGTGCAGTAGTATCTGTATACCAGTCAAATGCATACACAGTATTAGAAGCATTGGCTGTTATGTTTGCTTTCTTGTGAAAACATCCTTGAGAGCGATCGGTATTGGATGGAGTTAAAATTGAAATGCCGCCTGGAGATACACCATCTGATCTGCGAAGTTCCCCTGTAGTATCATCATAAAATATCTCTCCCCTGCGACCAATATAATTGGTGGCAACAGTACCACCCATGTTTGCCGTGAAAATTTTTCTAGTTGTTGCCATTTTTTATCCTACCATAAAATCGACGGGAAGTTCCGAACTTAGCTGCATGTCTTGTTGTATCATCCGAAGTTCTTCAACTGCTTCATCATAGACTTGCTGACCGTTCATGACGATGCCACCTGGTAATTGCATACCACCAAATTTTTTCATATTGATTCCCCACTGCTTTTTAATTAAAGCGGTAGCATATTCTTTCAGGAATCTATCATCATACACCTGAGTGTATGTATTTGGATCGACAATGCGGTAGCATTCAACAATAATGAAATCGCCTGGTTGGAATACATCTCTCCAATTACAATGAATTTCTAGCTTATCTGTCTTACGATTATATGCAAATGATCTATCACCAACTAGTAGCATATCAAGCATTGACAAATATTGTTGCATTTGGGTGTAGTAAATCATGTCTGCCGACAGAAGATTATACATGTCATTCATGCGGAATTGATACATAACATCAAACATATTGTTTGCGTTATTCATACCAGAGCTTGGACCGTTTACTGGCAATACTCTGATAACGCCAATAACGGCATCAGGAATAGATACATATCCATTCTCAATATCACCAGGAGTATAAAAAGTTGTGGAAGCTAGTGTTCTACTAAAGCCAGAGGTTTCGCCCGTGACTGTTTCACTTGCAACAAATGTGCCCGATACATCACTAACAGTTAAAGTTGTGCCGTTGATAGAAACAACGTTGCAGCTTGCGCCAGATGTTGCGCCGACCAACAACTCACCGACTGTGAATGATGGGGCCGACAGTCCAGTAAATTTAAGTGTTGCACCCGTAACCTGGTGTTGAAGATAAACTCTCTCAACGCCATCAAAATGAAACTCTTGGAAATACTGCAATGCGTCATCGATACGATCTTCTATTTGATCGTCATCGACGTTAATTTCGATCACCGGAAAACCGAGTCTACGGAGACAGTAATCTATTAACCCTTGTCTTGATGAAATTGCCATACGGTGTCCTCTTTAGGACTATTTATAATGAACCCATATCGTAAACTGGAGGACTTGTGCCAGTAATATCCCCCAGATCGATGGTTTCTGGAATAGTGAAAAAGTCCGGATTATACCCACCAACTTCGATAATACTACCGTCCGTCTTCTTTGAATACAATACGCCATCGGCTAAATTTACAGCAAGTTCACCGACTGAAATATCATTAGCACCTGGTATGGCGCCAGTGGTTTCACTTCTTTTAAGTTGGACAACGGTCGACATTAGTTTAATAGTGTCCCTGCGGCGTCATAGATATTGATACGGAAATATGCGCTTGAGTTTCCATCAAGAAGAT